AGGTTGGAGGATCTACAACAATTGGAACTTTTACGTTACCAGGTAACGCAGTAGAAGTCGTAGAGAAAAAACCAACTGAAGCAATCTTTGCTGCGAACGCTGCTGTATTAGGTGCAAAAGTAGGTTACACAATAAGTTAATAATTTAATTTTACATAATGAGTGAAGTTTATCTTGGTAATCCCAATTTAAAAAAAGCAAATACTCCTATCGAATTTACGCAGGAGAATATTATTGAGTTCTTAAAATGTAAGGACGATCCTGTTTACTTTGCAAATAATTATATAAAAATTGTATCACTTGATGAAGGATTGGTAAATTTCAAACAATATCCTTTTCAGAAAAAATTAATTCAAAACTTCCATGAGAACCGTTTCAACATATGTAAGATGCCTCGGCAGACAGGTAAATCGACAACGGTTGTATCATATCTCTTACATTATGCGATTTTTAATGATAATGTTAATATTGCTATACTTGCAAACAAAGCTTCTACTGCCCGTGATTTATTAGGTAGACTACAACTCGCATATGAAAATTTACCAAGATGGATGCAACAAGGTATCATATCTTGGAACAAAGGATCTTTAGAAATTGAAAATGGTTCAAAAATATCTGCTAATTCTACTTCTTCGTCTGCTGTCCGTGGTGGTTCTTATAATGTTATATTCTTGGATGAGTTTGCCTTTATCCCTAATCATATTGCTGACGATTTCTTTGCTTCTGTTTATCCAACGATTTCATCAGGACAAAAAACAAAAGTTATAATAGTATCTACACCACGAGGTATGAATCACTTCTATCGGATGTGGCATGATGCAGAAAGAAATAAGAATGAATATGTACCAACAGAGGTTCACTGGTCTGAAGTACCAGGTCGTGATGAAGCATGGAAAGAACAAACAATTGCAAACACATCTGAACAACAATTTAAAGTTGAGTTTGAATGTGAGTTTCTAGGATCTGTTAATACATTAATTAATCCTGCTAAATTAAAAAACTTAGTTTATGAAAATCCAATTCAAAAAAATGCAGGTTTGGATGTATATGAAGCACCACAGAAGGATCATAATTATCTGATCACAGTTGACGTTGCTCGTGGATTAGGAAATGATTATTCTGCATTTATAGTTTTTGATATCACTAACTTCCCATACAAAGCAGTGGCAAAGTATCGAAACAACGAAATTAAACCTATGTTGTTTCCAAGTATTATTGATGATATAGGTAAAGCATACAATAAAGCATTTATATTATGTGAAGTAAATGACATTGGAGATCAAGTTGCATCTATTCTAAACTATGACCTAGAGTATGATAATTTATTAATGTGTTCTCAGAGAGGTCGTGCAGGTCAAGTTGTTGGTGCTGGTTTTAGTGGTAAAAGATCACAGTTAGGTGTAAGAACTACACAAGCAGTTAAAAAATTAGGTTGCTCTAATCTTAAAACACTATTAGAGGATGATAAGATCCTTATAATAGATTATGATATTATTTCTGAACTTACTACTTTTGCACAAAAACACAATTCATTTGAGGCAGAAGAGGGTTGTAATGATGACTTAGCAATGTGTTTAGTTATCTTTGCTTGGTTAGTTGCACAGGATTATTTTAAAGAGATGACTGATAATGATGTAAGAAAAAGGATATATGAAGAACAAAAGAATCAAATAGAGCAGGATATGGCACCATTTGGTTTTATGTCTGATGGATTAGATGACACAAGTTTCGTTGATAAAGACGGTGATTTATGGCATACTGATGAATATGGTGATAGATCTTATATGTGGGATTATATGTAATGGAATTAACTGCAAGAAATGTAATTGAATCTTTGTCTGAGATTGCTCCCTATATTGAAGCAGATGGAGGATTTGTAGAATTTGTAGAGATAGAAGAGGAAACAAAGTTTGTAAAAGTTAGATTAGGTGGTGCTTGTACAAGTTGTGCAATGAGTGCTATGACTCTTAAACAAGGTATAGAAAATAAGATATTACAAGATATTCCAGATTGTAATGGTGTAATTCAAGTTTTGTGATGGATTTTGATGAACAACTTGAAGTTGATCATTTTGTTCTGACTGAACGTAAGTGTCGTGTTTGTGGTAAAACAAAAGATTTAATAGATGGTTTTTACCTGATAAGAAAAAATAAAAGTATTCAGTCTTCATATTCCTATGAGTGTAAATCTTGTACTATTGCCAGAGTAAAGAAATCAAAAAAGAAAGTAAGTAATAGATGGGAATATCCTGATTGGTAGTTCATGCACGGTTTCCCTGATGAAAATGGTGTTTTTAATAAATAATTTCAGAAAAATATTCCTGAGAACGGAGAATAC